TAATTGATTATAAAGAAGCAGAATTATTCATAAGTAAGTATCATTATGCTGGTAGAGTTGGTAGAAGTGGAATAAATTTAGGATATTATCTTGATGATGAATTAATTGCTGTTATAATTTATTCTAATCCAATTAGACAGGAAGTGGCCTTAAAGCAAGGATATGCCTATAAAGAAGTATTAGAATTGTCTAGGTTAGCTATTCATCCTAGTTATCAGGTTAAGAATTTGGCTAGTCATTTAATATCTAGATCAATTGACCATATTAGGAAAAACCATGACAATATTAAATTATTAGTTAGCTTTGCTGATTCAACCTATAATCACTCTGGGGTTATTTATAAGGCTAGTAATTGGACCTTAGATGGTGAAGTGGCTCCTGATTATTGGTATGCTGATGATAGGGGTTATATATGCCATAAGAAGACCCTATGGAATCATTCTAAGCAGATGGGTTTAACTGAAAGTGTATATTGTATTAAGTTTAATTATCAAAAGATTTGGGGTAATAAAAAGTATAGATATTTGATTAGATTATGATTTATTCAAATATAATTATAGATTTCTCAGGCAAATTTAGGAAAAAGGGAGAGATACGATGGAAAAAATCAAAAAGCTCTTGGGCGAAATGGCTTCCCCTGAGTTAGCCAAATCCATTGTCGAGTCCTTAGAGGAATACCGGACTAACCTCAAAGCCCAATATGACGAAGAACTTAAGAACCGTCTATTAGAAGCTAAAAGAGTATGCGTAACAGAAATGGACAACGAGAAAGCAGCCCTAGCACGCAAAATAGAAGTATTCCTAGAATCGAAACTGGCGACCATCGAAAAGATCGCTCAGAAGCAAATGGCTATTGGTGAAGGTAAGGCACTCAAGACCCTCAAGGAAGCCAAAGCAGTCCTTGATGGAGTCGCATTTGAAGATGCCAACATTACCGACACACAGGCCATGCTAAAAGAGCTTCAAGCGCTTCGATTATCCATCCGCCAAGTAACAGAAAGCAAGGAGAAAGCAGAACTCAAAGCAAGTCGAGCAAATCAAATCGCCATGAAACTGCTCGACCGGGCTAAACTCCTTGAGTCCAAGCAAGAACCCAAGAAAGAACGGGTCAAAGTAGTAACAGAATCAAAGAAATTGAACGACCTACGTAAAGAAGCACAGCACCCAGTTACCACCCGGACACCCATCGTTGAGACCATAACCAAACCAACTCCGACCGCCCCAACAGGTGATCCAGAGATGGCCCAAATCGCCTCCACGATGGATGAAGTCCCAGCCTACTAAAGGAGAAACAAATGGATCAAGTAATCAGCCGCAAAGCTCGAAACGAAGAATTCAAGGAATATCGCATCGAGCGCCTCCTGGTCGAAGCCAAGAGAAACGAACTAGTCAAGAAATGGTCCCCCGTCCTCAAGAAATGCGTAGAAGTACACCCACACAAGTATGGTATGGTTGCCGACATCCTCGAAAACCAATACCAATTCATGTGCGGAAAACGCAACGGCAGTAAGCTCCTCTTTGAGGAAGCGACCACCACAAGCGATATCGCAGACTTCACCCGATTCGCCCTACCAATGATCCGCAAGTCCTACCCACGCCTCATCGCGGATAACCTGGTTGGCGTACAGCCCATGAGCAGCCCCGCCAGCCTAATCTTCTACATCCGCTACCGCTACGCCATTAGTAAGGGTCAGACAGTGGCTGGCACACAAATCATGCGCCAGAACACTGCCCAAGCCTACGCCCGACAAAACGGCTGGGCGTTGGACCCCTACTACAGCAGCCAGCTAGTCAAGGGCGAAGACCTAACCATCAGCGGCGACGGTGCTGTAATTACCGGCACACTAGTCCACAAGCCAGTCCTAGCAGGCACAGTAGTCGTCAACGTCTACGCCTCAGACAGTGATGATTGCGAAAGCCCCACCCCCTGCCTGCAAGTTGCATTCGATTCAAACGGTGACGTTGAATACGTGGTTCCAGGTGGCACTGATTGCCCAGACGTGACAGTTGATCAGAGCACAAGCGGTGCGACCAAGTTCGACCATACCACTGGCGCTGTGACCGTGACCCTCTCCAGTGGGGCCTTCCCAGCCGGTTACATCGCCCGCGTTGATTACGAGTTCGATCTGGAAAATAACCCATTCCAGCCCCAGATCACGCTATCCATTGATAGTGACTCGGTATCAGCCGTTACCCGTAAGTTGAAGACCTCCTGGTCGCTGGAAGCAGCTCAGGACCTCAAGGCCGTCCACAACATCGATGCAGAAGGCACCCTGACTGACCTGATGGCCGATGAAATGGTTGCTGAAATCGACCGCGAAATCATCAACGACCTGATTATTGCGGCTTCGATTCGTGCTACTCACAACTTCGCCACAGCGGCTGGTGCTTCGGTGAATTACACAGACCGCAATATTGCGTTGCTCTACAAGGTTCTTGAGACCGCGAATATCATCCATCGGACTACGCTCCGTGGTCCAGCTAACTGGATGGTGACGAGCGCCGATATTGCTAGTAAGTTCGAACAGTTGAATGATTTCCGCAGCAGTGATGCTTTGGCCCAGGAAGGTGTGGACATTGGCATCATGAACGCTGGAACCATTCAGGGTAAGATTAAGTTATTTAAGGATCCACTCTTCCCTAACTGCAAGATTGTTATGGGATTCAAGGGTAATAGTGTTCTGGATAGTGGTTACTTCTATGCTCCTTATATTCCACTACTATCCACTCCTACTGTCCTGGATCCGAACAGCTTTACTCCCAACAAAGGCATCATGACGAGATATGGGAAGAAACTTATAGAGGATGGCGGACTTTACTACGCGACTATCACAGTTAGTAACTTATAATATTCTTATCTAACGTAAAGAGATTGGTGCCCCTCGTTGTGAAGAGGGGCACCTGAGTATTAGGATTTATGATAAATTATCTCAAAATAATATAATTTTTAAGATATTTAGAATTTATTGTTATCACAAATCATTATATTTTTATGCGATGTAAAATTTACCAATTTATATCAGAATTATAGACATGATCATTATATTATAAAAGGATATAATTATTATTTTTGAATATTAGTGTTTTTATTCAAATAATTCAAATATTATGTATTTAAAATTCAAATATAAGATATTAAAAGATGGATTAAAGATTTGAGAAAAAACTATGAAACTAAATGAATACAGTTTAAGACAATTAATTGTAATAGAAAACAAATCATTCTCAGAAGTGTCTAGGTTATTTGGGAAAAGTATTAAATGGATATCCCTATTAGCTAAGAAATATAATATCCATAAAGATCATAAGAATACTCCAAAAATAGGAAAATTACCTATCCCTGAAATATATGAGAAATATATGAATGGGATTAGTTTAAATTGTTTACATAAACAATATAATTGTCCCATAGCTAGATTAAAGAGAAATCTTATTAAGAATTATCCTAACCTACAAATTAGGTACAATAAAGAGAAACTAAATCCATATTATTGTGATTGGAAAGCAACCTTTAAAACTCATGGTGAATGTAGTGATTGGCTAATTCAACATGGTTTTCAAGGAGTTAAATATCCTGAATCTATATTGAAACTTGGGATAGAAAGATTAAATCATATAACAGGTGAGAATCGTTTAAACGCTAATGTTGTTAATATTCCTGTCTCATCTTTAATTAGACATTTTAGCCAACATTATTATAGGTCCTATCATAATGGTTATATTCCTATTTCCAAGGCTTGGGAGGTAGGTAATCGAGTAGTTCTTAAGCAAGCTGTCGAGATGTTATGGAACATTGATAGGAAATGTAATATATATAATTTAGTTTTATATATAGGTAGGTATTTCAAGGATTTTGCTCCTATATCAATTTTTAAGCCTTGGGTTGCTTCTTATATTTATGATAAGTTTCTACCAAATGGTGGTAAGGTAATGGATCCTTGTATGGGATGGGGTGGTAGGTTATTAGGGTGTTTTGGTAGGAATATTAAATATGTTGGTTATGATTTGAATCCTAATTCTGTTAATTCAGTTAGAGATCTTTATAATTTTGTAGGGATGAAGGATTGTTGTTTCTATGAGGATGATTCTTGTAAGGTAGATTTTGAGGATGCTGATCTATTGTTTACTAGTCCTCC